TCGAAACCGTCGGCCATTAAAATATCCTCATCAGGATAGATGTCTAAAATTTTTTGTATCATATTGGTTTTTTTAATTTTCTTCCTAATTCCCATTCGGGGTACAAATATAATTTATTTTTGTCAATTTTTTTATTTTCATTTCCATTGGTTATCCAACATGTACCAAATTGTGAATTTTTTTCTCCTTTTTGGTGGGTTGAATTTTTTTCTCCAATTATTTTTTTAGTCTCTTCTGTATGTTTTTTTCCTGTAAATGTATCGTATTTAATTTTACCATTTTTATGGTTTAGTTTGTTGTATTCACGTAATCTTTTAATTATTATATTTCGATATGTCTCATCGTTTTTCATTTTTTCTTTGTGAACGATACCACCAGCGGATTGACATTTTTTAGCATGTTCCTTATTAATAAATCCACCGCCACCACCTAATTGTAAATTCATACATAATTCATCTTTTATGGTTGATTCATTCACCAATTCTTTTTCTCGTTTTTTTAGAGAATTCCTATCCGGTAACATTTCAAGTATTTCACATTTGAAATTTTCTTTACCATATTTTTTTATAGAATACCATAGTCTTTTGCCACTCCCAATATATCGGGACTCGAACCCACAAGCTTCCCCGTGAAAGGGGGATGTCCTAACCAGTTAGACGACAGGAGCATTGTTTCATAATTAATGTGACCCTGGGCAGGTTCGAACTGCCGACCCATACATTAAAAGTGTATTGCTCTACCAACTGAGCTACAGAGTCATTAGGTGACAAATATACGTAATAAAAACTAAAAAAAAAAGAAATCTTATATATTAATTTTTACATATATATGAAAAATAAAATTGCCGGGATATTTATTGTTAACCAAACATGATAAATAAACCAAACATAAATTATAACTATGACTTTCAAAAATTGGATTGTAGACTTATTTAAAGACGAGAGAGGTTCTACTTCTATAAAACCCGTAATTGCATTTTTAGGTTCAACTTTTCTATGTGGTACTATGTTAGCCAATTCATTTTCTCATGGTGATATTAAACCATCTGAGGATTTGGTAAACGCTGTAATGATTATAACCGCAATAGGAATGGGTGCCGATACTTTGGATAAGTTTTCACATAAAAAGAAATCTGAAGACAATGTATCTGAATAAAAATGAAAAAACCATATATACTTAGCGTTTTATTTTTTCTTTTATTAGGATTAAATAATCTTAATGCCCAAAGTGTTGTTATTGATACGGTAATCAATAACATAAAAATGGGACCATTTACTGAAAATAAAAATTTGGCATTTGGAGTTAAAAACATTGCAGAAGAGATTATAAATGAACAAGACAAATTTTATTTGGTCGGAGACAAAACAACTTCGGAATATAAAATAAAAATTGAACTGATATTTTTTGATATTATTAAGGTTAACTCTGGTATTAGTGTTTTCCATCAAGATAAAACAACGACGGTAATTAGAATGAAAGGGATTCTATACAAAGGAGATAAAAAAATAAAACAAGAGTTTTCAGAAGGGAAATCGACAGAAATATCAACTTCAACAATCATTATTGATGAGGGTGGTAAATTTAATCAACAATCTGCTAGTTCAGCAATAAAAAAAACAACTCAAACACTATTAAATAATTTATTACTATGAAAAAACTAATTTTAACATTTGTGTTAATGATGATAACCTATGTAGGTTATTCACAGAGCGTAGGTAATTTTCAACAATTATCTACAATAAGAAGAAACGATACGTTAGATGTAATATTTCAATACATCCCCGACCCAACAAAAGATGTAAGGTCGTTTCAAATCGATTTCCAATTTAAGAAGGATTTATTTACACACGTTTCAACAACTGTGGATAATAGTGTTAATACCATGACACCAGCAATATCATATAACGAATATGATAACTTTAAGTATGGTTCATATAGTCCAGCAACGGGTTTATATGGGTATGTTAATGACACAAATTGGACCGTCGCTAGAAACTTTTTAGTATTATCAAGTGGTTCTCAAATTTCAGGAGCAATATACATCATTCACAATAAATTTTTAATTAATAATGTTCAATCCAATTTCGTGGAAGATAGTGTACACGTGAATTGGGTTAGATTGTTTAAAAAAGACGGTACAAGTATTGGTGATAACGTAGCGAATTTGACTTACAAGAGTATGAAGTTAGATTTGGGTGGTAACTTGGTTATAAGTGGTAATGTTGAACTTCCACCGACTATGAAATTAGATGGTAGAAGACCAACGGTTATATGTACTAAATTAAACACTGGTGAGTTTGTGTCTTCTTCTTTATGTGATACTTCAGGTAACTATAGTTTAAATAATGTTGATAGAAACACCAGATATAAATTACTTTTAAGATTCCCATCTGATAGTATGGAAACTTTCAGAGATTATGCGGTAACGATATCAGATGCCGTAAAAACATATGATGAATTCACAAGAACAGACGTTAATCAAACGTATTCAAGATTTTATTTGAAAAATGGGTTATCTTATTTGATTGCTGATTTAAATGGAAATGGTAATTTGGACGGTGGTGACCCATATTTGATATACGCGAATGTTAGTGGTTTAAGAAAAATAGATACCACAAACATGATTAGGGTATTTAAAGCAGCTGATTATGATAACTTAGTTTTAGGTCAAAACCAATGGTCTATTTGGCCTAATTTTTTAAACACAACAAACTTTATCACAGATAGTGTTGGTAACGAAAATTTGGTTGTGAATATTAAATACTTTATACAGGGTGATGTTGACAGAACATTCTCTTCAAGAGTGTGGGATGGTAATGGTAATTTAGTTGCCAGAGCAATTTATAAAGGTAAATTAGATATTAACATACCAAACACATATTCTGTTGGTAATCCATCGTTATATGTTCCATTTAACATAAACACAAATGGGGATAATAACTATGGACTACAATTTGAAATGAAGTATGACAGAACAAAAGTTAAATTTGAAGAAATCGTATCCAATTTTAATGGTGGTCCATGGTTACAATATGTAACACATGATGAGTTATCAGGTACTGTTAGGTTTGGTGGAATGAATAATCAACAAAAAGATGGTTTAATTGGTCAATCGACACCTTTTAAACTTAAATTTTCACCAATTGGTGGTGAGGACATTGTAACAAATATTCAAATTAGAGAATTGATGGATGCCTCGGACGAAAATGGTGACCACTTAAATATTGAGTTACAAAATCAAATCGCAGTTTTAAGTTATAGGTCGATTCCACAGACCCATCAAGTTGTTGAAGAAATAACCGCATTGATAAGGCCAAACCCAACAACAGGTTGGTTTGAATTAGAAGTTAAATTTCCAAATCAAAATATGTTTATGGACGCATCTATTTATGATATCAGAGGTAAGTTGATTCAAAACGTAGGACAAGTTATAACAAATCCAATGGAAACGGTCGCATATAAACAAATTGATATGACATACGCTTCTAATGGAAATTATTTTCTAATTCTGAATAATTATAATAAACAACTAACTAAACAATTTATAAAAGTATAAAATCATGAGTGAAGAAACAGAAAATGACGGCTCTTGGGGTGGTTTAAAGAAAACCATCGTAGGTACATTAGCAACCATCGTTACAGGTGGTGGTGTGTGGATTTCCACAACCTTATTTGGTGGTGGTGGTGAAGATAAAGAAGAAACTAAAACAGAACAGGTTGCACCCGCACCAGTTATTAATCTTAATTTAGAGAATAATAACACTCAACAACAAAATAACTCGGGTGGTGGAACAACTATCATAAAAGAAAGAGTTATTGAAAAACAACCAGAAAATAACAATAAACCCGCACCTGCTCCGAAGAAAAAAGAAGGTGATGAATTTAAAGAAACCCCACCAGCATGGTAAATGATAATTCTCAAAACACCGGATTTAGAGAACTTCTAAATTCAATGATGAAAAGAAGGTGGTTTATAACCGCCATAGTTCTTGGTGGGTTCATGTTAATTATGGGTGGGATATTTTTGGCTATCTTTGAACAAAGTGCCATAAGTGGGGAATGGAAAGAACTTCTTCTTTTACTTCTTGGTGCTTTCATTGGTTCCTATGGTAAAATCATTGACTATTGGTTCAGTGATACTGATAAGGATAAAATGTTAGTTCAAAAAATGGATGAAGAGGATGGTACTTCGTTATCAAATACATCGGATATACCAGATTCACCAAAACCATCAACACCATCTAAACCCATTCTTGATTTAGAAAGTACTGAAACGAAATCAAATAATGAACAAAAAGTTGGTGTGGAAATTGATGAGGATGGTGATGGTATTATGGATGGTTTAGATTTCGATAATGACGGTATCATTGATGAATATTTCGCACACAGACAATGTGAACACGTTTGGGGTGATTCAGATAATGACGGTGATTTAGAGTGTCTAAAATGTGGTAAAATAAAAGACGAAGAATGAATAATGTAATCAAAATGAAAAAATATTTACTACCAATTATAGTATTACTATTTTGGGTTATCATGATGACGATATTAATGTTTGATGTTGCATCCGCACAAGTTATTGGTAAAACACAAACAGAGCAATACAAAGCGTCATTTGAAACAAGTGTAAATATTGATTCATTAATGGATTATGAGGGACCACAAATTCCTATTCAAATTTTGAAAATAGGTATAAATGACGAAGTTTATGAACAATATCCAGAATTAAAAGAAAAAAAAGTTGGTTTGGGTGTTGCAAATATCACATTGGAGTACTTAGAAAATCTAAATAGATTTACTTTTACTGAAGATAAAACCGAAATAAAAAATAGAATGGTTAAACAATTCCAAGCATCTCAAGCTGGGATAAGTGCCGATACTTTAGATGGTAGGGGTAAAATTCGTTTAGCTCACTATTTTGTTAGTATTGAGGTTTATGATTTTTCAATAAGTGAAGATGAGACTGTTAACTTGTCCGATGGAGTGAAAAATACTGTGGTTACAAGATTAGGTTTACAAGTTAGATTTACCGATGCAGAAACAGGTCAAATAATCGCTGCGAGTGGTTTGGGTGAAGCCAAAACGGTAAGAGAACTAAGTTTAATAAATGACGATAATTTAAGTGACGTTAAATTTAATCAGTCAACCATAGGTACAAGTACTAAAAAAGCATTAGATATTGCATGTTGTAGAATATTATTGAGAATGATAAAAAAGGGTGTTTTCCCCAATTAACAAAGACAGGTTCTAATATCTTCTTTTAAAGAAAATGAGTGATGATATTAAAAAATATTATAAAAATATCTTTAATTATATTACTTATAATATTTTCTAAAATATCAAATGCACAAGTAACAACTTATACGTTTATAGACCCTTGTACAAAAGAAGTTAACATTTTTAGTGTACC